GGTCAGCACGCCGTACACGCGGGCCGCCAGATCACGGCATGGTTTCGTATCGTTGCGCGTCCATCCGAGCACGCTGACGCCTATCGACCTGTCGAACGTCACGCGGTCGGCGGATTGCGTGCCGCCGTCATCACGCACGACCACGAGCGGATAGGAGCCGCCGTAACCATCCGGAATGCGGTTTCCGACCTGCAGGCCGGGGATGTCCGTGATGTTGGAGCGCAGCCATCCGGTGAGGAACAGTTCGAGGTCTGGTGGAATGACGCTTGCCATCAGACCCTCGCCTTCCTCAACGCTTTGGCCAGATTGCCGGTCTGTGCCTCCACGAGCAGGGTCTTCGGGTCGTGGCCGACGACCATGACGGTCGTTCGGTGCTCCCTTTTAACCTCCTCGATTCCAAGGCCGTCGCGGTATGCGCCGGTATCGACTGGAGCGGACGCCTTCGCGTAGGCGAGTGCCCTGTTCGCGGCCAGCGTGGTGAGCGACTTGACTCCGGCGCTATTGAGAATCTCGTCGAAGAATTTCTGGTTGAAGTTGACCGATATCCTGCTTTTCGCCATTTGTTCAGCCCTTTCTTTCCGTCAGACGGCATTCCAAGGTCGGACGCCAGCCGGTGAATGCGTTCGCGTCCTTCGAGGGGAATCCGTCGACTTCCCACAAGCGTCCGTCGTCGGGGTCTGCGCGGATCCGGTCGCCGATTTTCACGTCGGCTGTCGGATCAGGGATGGTGAGGTACGCCGTAGATGCTGTCTGCGTGTCAAGCGTGTCCGGCGTGCGGGTGCTGGAACTGGACGAGAGCGCGCCCATGATGACGAGCTCGTCCGGAGGCACGCTCCAGTCCGGCTCGTTCTGCGCCGGATTGTACGGGTTGGCCTTGCGTTTGGCACGCAGTCGCACGAAACTCGTGGCCCCAGCCATGGCGAAAACGCCGCCACCGGCATTCATGTCGTCAAACAGGCTCATGGCAAGCCTCCAAGCCTGTAGGGTTTGAGCTTGTCCTTCTCGGCCTGCATGAGCGACACCACGTCGAAGCTTGCGCTGCTGCCATTCGTTGACTGCGAGGTGATAAGCCCAAGCGGACTCATGCCGGCACGTTTCGCGGCGCTGAT